TCGTGACGACGTAAAAGCTTCTGACCTTGCTAACGCTATTAAGTTCCTCAAGGACCAAGGTATTACTGCCCTTAACGGTGGTGACGTTAGCGCTATCTCTGAAATGATTTCTGCATTGCCAGAAGTCGATATTAAGAAGGTTAGAAGCTATATTGGTGCATAGGGACACAAACCCTATATGTACCAACCAAGGCCCCCAGTATGGTGATTCACTCGCCATCTGGGGGTTTTGTGTATTTAACGCCAGATGCAGCTATGGCTAACCTCCAAGCGCTACAGCGACGAGAAGCAGTCAAGCAGTGGAGACAATCAATTAAAGAAGCGTTTGGTTGTAAATGTGCCTACTGCGGCACTAAAAGTGAAAAGCTAACTCTTGATCACATTCACCCCAAAACCAAAGGTGGTGAGGATCTGGCCACCAATATTGTTCCAGCTTGCAGCCGTTGTAACCACGAAAAGGGAAGTAATAATTGGAAAATGTGGTTTAAAAGCCGCCCTGACTATTGTGAGAAGCGTGAGTTTGTCATCGAACAATGGATGAACTGCCTCCTATGCCCAATCTCAATCTCTCCTTAGAGCAATCTTTAAGGGTCGAAAGGATACGGCGAGAGATCCCAAATGCCTCTAGGGATGACCTGGAGAAAATGACGCTTGAGTTAACAAGAATGAATTTGATCCTGCAGAATAACCTGAGCCAAGTATTTAAGTGGGCTCACGACAATGCCAAGACCGAATAAGCAAACAGAAAAGCTGATCCAAGAGGCTGTAGAAAGTTTTCCTGTTTTTGCTACTCACCTTTGGCACTACCTTCGTCTACCAAGCCCTACACCGGTTCAGTATCAACTAGCTGATTACCTACAGAACGGTCCTGACAGACGCATCATCATGGCGTACAGGGGCTGTGGTAAGTCGTTCCTAACGGCTGGTTACGTTCTGTGGAGGCTTCGTAGAAACCCAGACACTAAGGTGCTGGTGATCTCTGCAGCTCAAGACCGTGCAGATGCGTTCAGTGTCTTTTGCCATGACCTTCTTCGGAACTGGTTCATGGTTAAAGATTTGTTTCCAAGCGACACCCAGCGGTTTAGCAAGGTTGCGTTTGATGTCTACGGAGCAAAACCAGACCAAAGCCCCAGCGTCCGATCAAGCGGTATCTTCGGTCAAATCACTGGAAGCCGTGCTGATCTCATCGTTGCTGATGACGTTGAAACACCCCAGTCCTGTGAGACTCAACTGATTCGAGACAAGCTTCGGGAATCCATTAAAGAGTTTGACTCGGTGATTAAGCCTGGTGGTGAGATCGTGTTTCTTGGAACTCCCCACACCCAAGACTCGATCTACGCAAAGCTTGAACTGGCTGGTTACTCCTGCCGTATTTGGCCTGCTTTGTACCCCACTGCAAAGAAGCTCAAGAACTACTACGGAGACCGTCTAGCACCCAAGATCCAAACCGATTTAGCAGAAGACAAAAGCCTTGCTGGACACCCTGTAGACCCTCGACGTTTTGATTGGGAAGAACTAGAAGCTCGACAGCTATCCATCGGTAAATCCACGTTCAACCTTCAGTTCCTTCTTGATATCTCCCTAAGTGACGAGGAACGGTTTCCTCTCAAACTTAAAGACCTTTGTGTGTTCCGCCTAAACCGCGAAAAAGGTCCAGACAAAGTGGTGTGGATGGCTAACGGCGATAAAGCCCTAGACCTTCCTTCGGTTGGCCTTCACGGCGATTTGTTCTACAAGCCTGCCCAGATTGGTTCGGAGTTTCTGGATTACACCGGGGTTGTCATGAGTGTTGACCCCTCTGGACGCGGCTCTGACGAGCTTGGTTACGCAGTAGTCGCCTACTTGAACGGTAACCTCTTCCTTCTCGCTAGCGGTGGACTTCGAGGCGGTTACAGCGAACCGAATCTGAAAAAGCTCTCCCTCATCGCTAAAGAATTTAAGGTCAAACAAATATTGGTCGAAAGCAACCTCGGCCTCGGGATGTTCTCGGAGCTTCTCAAACGCTACCTCGGTGTGATTTACCCCTGCTCTATTGAAGAGGTCCGACACACAAAACAGAAAGAAGTCAGGATTATTGACACCCTTGAGCCTGTCCTTAATCAACACCGGCTCATGGTCGACACGGACGTAATCACTCAAGACCTCGCCTCCACTGAGTGCTATCCAAGCGAAACTCGTTCCCAGTACCAGCTCTTTTTCCAGCTCACCCGTATTACTAAGGAGAAGAACAGTATCCGGCATGACGACCGTTTGGACGCTTTGGCAATGGCCGTGCAGTACTTTACGGAGTCCATGGCTCAAACGGAAAAGCAAGCTATGGATGCTCGGTTGGCTGAACAGTGGGAACTGGAACGAAAGTTTATCCAAGGCGATGGAGGCCTTTCAATCGATGCCATAGGTTACGCCACATCCCTTGAAGACCTTCAAAAAGCTTCTATGGCTTCTATAGGCGGTGCTAACTGGCTCGATAACTAAGTCTACTCAGGATCGCCTAGAAGGCCCCTGAAATTCTCTTTAGGGGTCAGAGTACCTAAAAGGGATTAGAGGGGCCTTGTAGGGGCTTCTAGGGGCCTCTTAGAGCGTTAAAGGCTCACCAGAGTTCCACATTGTTTTAAGATACGCCTCTAGGAACTCCTCGGGGTGTTGTTCTTGCTGTGCTGCGTCGATCACCAAGTTCCAATACACCTTGCGGTCAAGCTCTAGGTGGATCTGGAATTTTTCTCTGTTTGATCCAACCCACATGGTGCTCATACGTCAAAGACAGCCAGAGGTTAACCACCCCTCTAAGTGCTTACGTCAAAAACAGCCACCTTTAAAACTGGACCCCTCAACGACTTACGCTCTTGACAGCCGTGCTTAGAGTGTATTTATAAGTATTTAAAGAGCTCTTTTAAAAGGGTCTTTTACTGTTGTCTTATTGATAACGTTTGTTATCGTTTAAAGAATTGTTTTAAAAGGGTCTTTTATTGTCCTCCTTATGGAGACACTTAAAGACCCTTTCTTAAAGAGGTATTAAGAGGGTTTCTTTAATGGTATCTTTAAGTGCCTCTTTAAAACCTTCTAAGACCAATGAGTACTGTTGAACTAGTTACGGTTACTCCAAAGGCAGAAGAACTAATTGTTTATATGGCTAGGGTTAGTAATCCTAGTAATCAAGAAAGTAATAACAACAACGAACGTTTAATTAACTACTTAATTACTCATAAACATTGGTCTCCTTTTGAGATGTGTCATATGATCCTGGAGATCAACACAACAAGAGCTATAGCAGCACAGATCCTGAGACATAGGTCTTTTAGCTTTCAAGAGTTCTCTCAGAGATACGCAGATGTCAAAGAGCTTGGATACCCTCACGTTCCTCACCTCAGAAGACAAGACCTAAAGAACAGACAAAACTCTATTGATGATCTCAACTCTGAAAAGACTCAGTTGTATTACAGAAGGATTAAACAGCTGTTTGAAGAAACAACAGACCTGTATCGAGAGATGGTTTCTAACGGTGTAGCTAAAGAAACAGCTAGAGATATCCTTCCCCTAGCTACTCCTACCAAGATGTATATGGCTGGTTCTATCCGTAGTTGGATTCATTACATAGATCTAAGGTCTCAAAACGGGACTCAACTGGAACACATGACTATTGCTCAAGAAGCAAAGAAGATCTTTTGTAAAGAATTACCTACTATTGGTAAAGCTCTTAATTGGCTGTAGCCGTGGCTCGTAACTACCGTAAGGAATACGACAATTACCACTCCAAACCAGAACAACGGGAGAACCGTAGTAGCCGTAATAAAGCTCGTCGTAAAGCTGTAAAAGCTGGTTACGCCGTAAAAGGTAAAGACGTAGATCACAAGAACGGTAATCCACGCGATAACAGGCTCTCAAACCTTTCGGTGACCTCTAAGGGGTATAACCGGTCTAAGAAGTAGGTCTGAGGGGTTTTAAGGGGGTAGTGAGAGGGTCCTAAGGGGTCCTCTTTTTTATTTTTAAAGGGGGTAAAAGGGTTTTACTTCAGATTTTTGAGCCCTAGTTAGCGTTAACGCCCCGGCCTACTACCCCCTGCCGGGCCTTTAATCCGCCTTGATAATGATTCTCGGTCGCAATAAAAGGCTGTCCGAGGGGTCTTAAAGCGGAGTCGTTATGAGTTTGGGCAGGTATAGGCAAATATATACGCGCGAGCAAGGCCACAACTAACTAGGCACTATCACG